AGGCGTAGTGTGCACTGGTGATGCAAATAATGAGTCATATACTTTCGCAATAGTAGAACCGATTAGTGTTACGACAACAAGTAACCCAGATGATTTAAATACAAGAATTGCAAGATTCGAAAATATCAATGTCTTCCAAGGAACTTACCTTGAAAAAGAGTTTGTCTTCGATGGATCTCTCGATCAAAGGTTTATTTTAGATAATTCTTTCATCGACACATCCAAAATTGCGGTTTATGTTAGAAATGAGACTGATAATCTTGATGGAACACAATATACCTTAGTTGATGACATTGTAAGTGTCAATTCATCCTCAAAAATATTCTTAATTAAAGAAGTTCAGGATGAAAGATACGAATTAAAGTTTGGAGATGGGTATTTTGGTAAAAAATTAGGAACTGATGCAGGTCAAGATGGTGATCGTATAAGAGTAAAGTATATTACTACTGATGGTGAAGATGGAAATGGTGCACAAAGGTTTACTTTCTCAGGAAGAATAACATCTAACAATAATTTACAATCTTTAAATGATATTCCAACAATTAATACGATTGTAAAGGCTCAAAATGGAGGAGAAATCGAATCAGTTGACTCCGTTAAGTATTTTTCACCTTTAATTTACTCATCTCAGAATAGAGCAGTGACTGCAAGAGATTACGAGGCAATAATTAAGAAAATTTACCCTAATACTGAGTCTGTTTCCGTAATTGGTGGTGAAGAACTTGATCCTCCAGAGTTTGGAACCGTGGCAATCAGTATAAAACCAAAAAATGGTGATTTAGTCTCTGATTTTTCGAAAAATCAAATATTATCTAAGTTAAAACAGTATACAATATCTGGAATAAATCAAAAAATCATAGATTTAAAATTATTATACGTCGAACTTGACTCAAATGTGTATTATAACAGTTCTTTTACGAATGCAGCAGATACATTAAAGACAAATGTTATAAATTCATTAGAATTATACTCAAAATCGATAAATTTAAATAAATTTGGTGGTAGATTAAAATATAGTAAAGTGCTTAACGTAATTGACGGAACAGATCAGGCAATTACTTCAAATATTACCAAAGTTCGTATGAGAAGAAACTTGAAAGCATCTATAAATCAATTTGCACAGTATGAATTGTGTTTTGGAAATAAATTTTATGTGGATCCAGCAGGATTTAATGTAAAATCAACTGGATTTACAATTTTTGGAGAACCTTCACTTTTATATCTTTCAGATGTTCCAAATTCCGATTTAAAAAATGGAATTTTAAAAATAATTAAAATATTAGAGGATGGGTCAATTCAAAATGTGGTATCTAACGCAGGATCTGTAGATTATGAAAAAGGTGAGGTAAATTTATCTACAGTCAATATTCAAAGTACGATTAAACCAGATAATATTATAGAAATCCAAGCTTTTCCAAGATCGAATGATATTGTTGGATTAAAAGATTTGTATGTTTCTTTGAGTGTCTCAAATAGCACAATAAATATGGTTAGGGATGTAATATCATCAGGAGATGAAGTTTCTGGAGTACAATTTACTAGAGATTTTTATTCATCAAGTTACCCAAACGGTCAAATAATTAGAACATGATACAAACAGGGATTGTAAGTAAAGTAAAAATACAAGATGTACTATCTAATCAACTTCCTCAATTTATAAGGGAAGAGAGTCCTCTTTCTGTTGATTTTTTAAAACAATATTATATTTCTCAGGAATACCAAAGTGGTCCTGCTAATATTGGATATAATTTAGATCAATATTTGGATGTAAATAATTTAACACCAGAAATGGTTGTTGATTCTACTACAACCACTGGTATCACTACCATAGGAGATAATATAATAAATGTCAGTAGTACTAAAGGATTTCCAAGCACTTATGGACTTTTAAAAATTGATGATGAAATAATAACTTATACTGGAATTACAACTAATACTTTTACGGGTTGTCAACGTGGTTTTAGTGGTATTACTAGTTACCATTCAGATAATAATAAAGAAGATTTAGTTTTTAATACTTCACTTGCATCGGAACATGAAGAATCATCTTCTATCCAAAATTTAAGTACTCTATTTTTAAAAGAATTTTATAAAAAATTTAAGAGTACTTTTTTACCAGGTTTAGAGAGTACTTCATTCCAATCTCAACTAGACGTTGGTACATTCATAGGTGAAGCAAGATCACTATATCAAACAAAGGGAACAGAGGAGTCTTTTAGAATCTTATTTAATGTTTTATATGGTGTAACTCCTAAAGTATTAAATTTGGAAGAAAGATTAATTAAACCATCTTTTGCAAATTATGTTAGAAGAAGAATTTGTATTGCTGAATTAATATCTGGAGATCCAATAAAACTTAAAGGTCAAAATTTATTAAAGGGTCTTACTGGACAAACACTTTTTAGAAGTGATTTAGATTCTAGTATAAATGCATCAATATCAGAAGTTGAACCATTTGAGAGAACAGGAATTGGTGCAGTTGGATTAACAACTTACTATAAAATAGGTTTATTTGTAGGTTATGATGAGACATCAGATGTTAAAAATGATTTTATAGTTGTACCAAATACAAAAGCAATAGAATCAGTGGCAATTGGTGCTAGTATTTTAACCGTTGACTCTACCATAGGATTCTCAACCTCTGGAAAGGTGATATCGGGTGTCAATACAATCACTTATATTGATAAGACTGTAAACCAATTTATAGGATGCACAGGCATTACAGATACTATAAATCCCATTGATAATGTCAGATCTGATATAACATATTTTGGATTTGAGGATGGAGATTTAGATAAAAAAGTTGTCTTGAGACTTACTGGTGTTTTATCTAAATTTGAGCAAGAAGGAAATATAGATGTAGATGAAGGAGAAATAATTTCTATAAAAAGTGTTGGTGATAAGGTAGAAAATCCTACATTAAATAAATCCTTTAAAGAGGTATTTTGTAACTCATGGATTTATAATACTAGTTCATCTTATTTTATAGAACAAGTATTATCAAGTAGTCAATTTACAGTAAAAAGTGTAGTTGATAGATCAAGTTTAAAAAAAGGTGATTTTGTTGAGATAGTTAATAAAGATACTAATGAGATTATACCATCTGGAACTCCATATGTGAATGATATAACAGTTCTTTCTGATAGTACTAGAATTTCATTAAATGATTCATCATTTACCGAACAAAGTGGAACAAGTTATAAGATAAGAAAAAAATTAAGTAAACCAAGTAGCTCAGGAGCACCAATAGAATATGGTAATAATTCATTTATTTCAGATGTTATAAATGTCTATACGACAGAAAATGATGCTTATGTTGCATCTAATTCATTACCATCTTTTCTTTCAGGAACAAATTCTCAATTTTCTAAACAAATTGATATATCAATAAAGAGTATAATCCTTAATATAGCGGGTGGTAACGGAAATCTTATTGGTGAATTAGAGGATAAGCAATTCACTCAAATTCAGTTTGATGTCGATGTTCCATTTAGAACTGGGGATGAGGTTGACTATAGCATTTCTGATGGAGATTCCCTTGTTGGTTTGACTGCAGGTTCTTATTTTGTAAAGGTATTTAAAAACTCAGATGGTAATCCTAGAATAATTGAGTTATATACATCATCAGGTGGTATTGATGATGAACAAAAACTTGCCTTTTCAAGAAGTTCTAATGATGGAATTCATAAATTTATATTATCCTCTCAAAGTTCTGAGGTAATAGGTGCACAAAAATTAATTAAAAAATTCCCGTTAAAACAAGAAACATCCGCACCACCATATGAAACAGGATTGGAAACGTTTAGAATAGACAATTCAACTCCTGTTGGTTCAGTTGGAATGTTAATTAATGGTGTTGAGATAACCAATTATAAATCAACTGACAAAATATTTTTTGGACCATTAAGTGAAGTTAATATTTTAAATGGTGGTGATAATTTTGATGTAATCAATTTACCAAATATAACAATATCAACTGGTATTGGAACAACTGCTTTAGTTCAACCCGTTGTAAAAGGTAAAGTAGAAGATATATTTGTAGATCCTCAAAATTTTGATATTGATAAGGTTATATCAATTGGTGTTACAGGTGGAAATGGATCTGGTTGTGTTCTAGAACCTGTTATTGCTAAAAGATTTAGAGAGGAGTTCTTTAATGCGAGTCCATCAACCGCAGGTGGTGGTATAAACACAAGTTCTCTTGCAGAATCTAGTTTTGGAAGAATTGTATTTCTTAAAGATCATCAGTTCGACACTGGTCAACCAATAATATATCAGTCTGGATCTAATACTCCTTTAGATATTAAGGTTGGTGTAAACACATCTTTATTAGTTGATAATGCTGAATATTTTGCAGAATATATAAGTTCTAATACAATTAGAATATATGAAACTAAGGATAATCTAGAAGCTGGAATTAATACCATCACATTTGACAATAGTAACGGTGTAGGTAATCATTTATTTAAAGTAGGTGGGAGAAATACATTAATAGATGTTAGAGTATTTAATAGTGGTGATAATTATACAAATAGAAAATTATTTGTTAAACCAACTGGTATATCAACATCTAGTGATACAATAAATTTTGTTAACCATGGATTTAATAGTGGAGAATTGGTGGAATATGAACATGCAGGAAGTCCTATATCTGGATTAAACATTAGTAAAAAATATTATATCCTTAAAGTAGATGATAATTCATTCAGATTGGCAGATGCTGGATTTGATGGAAAAACAACTTCTAATTTTGATAGAAGTAATTTTGTTACATTAAATTCCACTGGAGTTGGAAATCAAACATTTAAGTATCCTGATATAAAAGCTTTTGCAGAATTTGTTAGTGTTGGGTCATCAGATGTTGTCGATGGTATACCTATAAGTATCGAACTTACACCAAAAGTTAGAGGAAGTATAATTGATTCATATCTCTATGAGAGTGGAACGGGATATGGATCAACCATCATTAATAATCATAGAAAACCAATAATATCAGTAAAAACTGGAAAATTTGCAGCACTTAAACCAATAGTAGCAAATGGACAAATTGTTGGAATTAGAACTGAATTCTTTGGTCAGGAATATTATTCAGTACCAGACCTTGAGGTTATAGATCCAACTGGTGCTGGTGCTGGTGCTAAATTAAGACCAGTGATAGGTCTTAATGCAAGTGGAACTGATTCTGTAATAAAGAACGTAGTAATTGTAAATCCAGGTATTGGTTATTCTACAGATACAGTAATTAATGTTAAATCTGCTGGTAAAAATTCATTTTTAGATTCTGAAGTAAGATCGTTGACAGTTAATAAACATAGTGAAGAAAATAATTATCAGTTATTAGAAAATTCCGAAAATAAATTAAAATA